ATAGGAACTTTTGGTGGGGAGATATCTGGAGATAATGCTGTAATTAAATTTTATCCAGATGCAGATAAGACGGGACAAATTGAAATTGAAGTATTTAATGAGAAATTATATACTGAATTAGACACTGCTAGTGATTATTTAAATTTAAATTATGGAAGCATAGTTGAAAAGATCGATGAAAAAACCATAAATCCTATNACTATCAAATCAGGTTTTATTTTAAAAAATAATGAAACACCTATTTTTTCAAAAGAATTTAATCCNAATTCTGTAGCATTGGCAGCAACTACAGGAATATTTACTATTGAAAATCACTTTTTTAGAACAGGTGAAGAATTAATTTATACCCCAGATACAACATTTTTTGGAATTGGATCTAGTTCGATCTCCACTCCTAGTGGTGATTTGCCTTCTACTGTTTATGCAATTAAATTAACTGAAGACACTTTTAAAATTGCAACGTCACTTACAGATGCACAAAGTGGTATTGGCACAACTTTCACTTCTATAGGTGGAGGAAATGCTCATAAATTTACTATGAAAGAAAGAAATTCCAAGTGCATTATTACTATTGATGATTTAATTCAATATCCATTAGCATTCACAAAAATAAAACATGATCTTATTGGAAATGTAGGAGGTCAAGTTGAATTGGATACTAACATTATATCATTGAGTGGAATATCAACAATAGTTCCTAATGATATATTGTTAGTAGATGATGAGTATATGAAAGTTGTTAATGTTGGATTTGGAACAACTAATTTGGGACCAATTACAAATAATGGAAATATAAACTTGGTAGAAGTTGATAGAGGATTTGTTGGATCTTCTGCATCAACTCATTTAGATTCTAGTATAGCAAGAGTTTATAAAGGATCATTTAATATTGTAGATAGTAGAATTTATTTTTCAGAACTTCCATTGGAAGATATAAAATCAGATATTAATTTATCTTTACCAAAATCATCATTTACTGGTAGGGTATTTTTGAAATCTAATTATTTAAGTAATAAAATTTATGATGATTTGTCTGATGAATTTACGGGAATTGGTAGAACATTTTCATTGAGAGTAGGTGGTGCAAATACTACAGGAATTGGAACTATTGGTGGTAATGGATTTATTTTAGTTAATGATTCCTACCAATCACCAAAAACAGCCAATAATCCAAATGTATTCAATTATAATATTTCTGAAAATTTAGTTTCTGGAATATCTTCTATAACATTTTCGGGAATTTCAAATCCAAATAATCCTTTAGAGTATATAACTTCAGATTATGATGTAAACTTAAATGATCTTCCTAGAGGTGGTATCATTGTTTCATATGGATCTAGTCCCGGACTTGGATTTGCTCCTCTTGTGGGTGCTTCAGTAACATCTGTCGTTGGTGCTGGAGGATCTATTGTATCCGTTGGAATTGGGACAACAGACAATCTTGGATCTGGATATAATGGTTTAGTTTCAATTGGAATAAGTGTTTTTGAAGAAGGGCATGTTGGAGAAGTTGCTTCAATATCAGCATCCATTGGTGTTGGAGGAACTTTATCTTTCAACGTAGGATCTGGAGGAACTGGATACACAAATCCAAAAATATTTGTATCAGATCCATCTTACGAAAATTTACCTATAGTCGGTGTCTTTAGGTCTGGTATCGGTAATACGACTGAATCAGGTTCTGGTTTATTAGTTGATGTTGAACTTGGAGGATCTACAGGAATAGGATCAACTTACTTTGAAGTAAATAATTTTAAATTCTCAAGATCTGGATTTAATTTTAAAAAAGGAGATATATTTAAACCGATTGGATTGGTCACAGATTCTAGTCTTTCTTCACCAATATCGGATTTTACTATCACAGTAGAAGATGTTTATACTGATAATTTTGCTGGTTGGGAATTTGGTGAACTTGACTTTTTAGATTCTATAAAACAACTTCAAGATGGTTCTAGAACTAGATTTCCAATATTTTATAATGGGGAACTCATCAGTTTTGAAACTGAGTCTGGTTCAGAAATTGAAAATAACATTTCCAATTTACTTATAATTTTTATAAATGGCATTCTTCAAGAACCTATGATAAATTATCAGTTTGAAGGGGGAACTTCATTTTTATTCACAGAAGCACCAAAACCAGAAGATGTGATAGATGTTTACTTTTATAAAGGAGTTGGTAATATTGATACAGAATTTGTAGAAGTTACATCAACTCTAAAAAATGGTGATATTCTTCAAGTTAAAAGTAGCAATTTACATTCTGATATTTCAACTCAAGATGAGAGAAACATTTATAATATAAAATTTTCAGATAAACTAGAAACTAATAAATATTCTGGTCTTGGGATTAATGAAGTAAAATTCAGACCAATTTCTTGGACAAAACAAAAAACAAGTAAAAAAATTAATGGACAATTTACTTACAAAACAAGAGATTCATTAGAACCTCTCATATTCCCAACATCCAGAATTATAAAAGATATATCAACAACTGATACCGAAATATTTGTTGATAATTCAGAGTTATTCGGTTATGAAACTGATACTCCCGGATTTGGTGATGATTCTCTTCCATTTAACGCTATAGTTATTAATGGAATTTCTACTGAAGCATCTGGATCAATTGAATCTATAACTGAATTTAGTAATATTAGTGGTTTTTCTGGAATTATAACTGGTATTACAACAACTACAGGAATAGGTGGAAATTCATTAGCACTTAAATTTGAAATTCATGATTCCAATTCCACACCTTTTTCAGGAATATCGACTGGATATCCTATTTACATTTACGATACTCAAATTGGAACCGGAGTAACATCAATTGATAGTTCTGATTCTGCAATTGTTGGTATTGGAACAACATTTTTAGACAATATTTACTATATTTCAGATTGGTCTAATATTAATAATATTGGAATTCTTACTTGTAACGTAAAATCAGACTCTAATATTATTGGAATTAACACTAACGGAAATATATTAAATCCTATAGGTAAGTATTCATGGGGTAGATTATCTGGTGGAACAAGATCCTCAAATCCAATATCAATTGGAGTTACTGGAAAAATAGTATCTGGATTATCAACATACCCAACAATTCAAAGAAGAGGTATTGGTATTAGAAAAACTGGAGCACTACCTAAGATTGTATTATAAATATATAAAAAACTATTAATATGGCCGCATTCGTAACAGATCAATTTAGAATATTGAATGCAAATTCCTTTATAGAGTCCATAAATGATAATTCTTATTATGCTTTTTTAGGATTATCAAATCCAACTACTCCAAATCCAGGATTTGGAAGAACATCCGATTGGAATACTAGTATTAATAATAATCCAATCGATAATTTTCAATACCTGTCTCATTATAGAGATACTTCTTTGTTTGGAAAAAAAATAACTTCAGAAAATGTTAGAAGAGTTGTAAAAAGAGTTGATTGGATTTCGAACACTTCTTATGACATGTACAGACATGACTATAGTGAGTATACTGAAGCACCATCTTCTAAAGTTTTTAATTTATATAATTCCAATTATTATGTAATTACTGATGAATTTAAAGTTTACATATGTTTAGAGAATGGTACTTCAGGAAAAAATCCTACTAATGTTTCAAGATCTTTATTTAAACCAGTTGATACTAGTATTGAACCTCCCACAGTAGGATCTGATGGATATAGATGGAAATATCTTTTTACAATTTCTCCTTCGGATATCATTAAGTTTGACTCTACAGAATATTTTATTGTTCCTAATAATTGGGAAAATAGTTTAAATAATGAAATTGTAAGGATTAGAGATGGTGGAAATTCAGATATTCAAAATAATCAAATAAAGAAGGTATATATTGAGAGTGGTGGAAGTGGATATGTTGATACTACAGCATCTATTTTGGGTGATGGAAGTGGAGGAGAAGTTTCAATAACAACAACTAATGGAGAAATAACAAGTGTTGTTGTTACTTCTGGAGGTAAGGGATATACTTATGGAATTGTCAATTTAAATTCCAGTTCAGGAACAGGTGCAAAATTAATACCTATTATTCCACCTTCTAAAGGTCATGGATATGACATTTACAAGGAATTAGGTACTGATAAAGTATTAATATACGCAAGATTTGATGATTCGACTAAAGACTTTCCTACAGATACTAAATTTGCTCAAGTTGGCATTTTAAAAAATCCCGAAACATTTTCAGGAGTAGGAATTACTTTTACTGGAGGAAATTTTTCCTCTCTTTATTCTATTGGAATTACAACTTCAATAAGTATAAATGTTGGAGATAAGATAACTCAAAATCAAGGTAATGGATTAATTGCAGAAGGTTATGTTGCATCATTCGATACTGAAACTAAAATACTAAAATATTATCAAGATAGATCACTATCTTTTGGTAATAATGTAGATCAAAGCCAAACGTCTATTGCCAAAAATATTGTATCGTTNAATTCTTCAAGTCAAATTAGTATTGATGGAAATTCAGCAACTGTTGACACCACTTTAAATAATACAAGCACTATAAATCTTGGAAACAAATTAATTAATTTGGGAGTTGAGTTTACAAATGGTCTTGCAAATCCAGAGATAAATAAAAAGACGGGGGATATAATTTATATCGATAATCGACCTGAAGTACAAAGAGACTCAAGACAAAAAGAAGACGTTAAAATTATTCTGGAATTCTAAAAAAGATGTCACAAAAAACAAACTTAAATATCAGTCCATATTATGATGATTTTGATAAAAATAAAGATTTTTATAAAGTCCTCTTTAATCCAGGAAAACCAGTTCAAACTAGAGAATTAATAACTCTTCAGTCTATTTTACAGAATCAGGTAGAGTCTTTAGCAAATTATAGTTTTAAAGAAGGATCGATGGTTCTTCCTGGTGCTCTTACTTATGACAACCAATTTTCTGCAGTAAAATTAAATGCAACAAATCTTGGAGTTGACATTTCAATTTACATTAATAATTTAATTGGAAAAACTATAACTGGATTAACATCAGGAGTTACTGCATCTGTCCAATTTGTTGCACTTACTTCAGATAATGATATTGTAGAAAACTTAACAATATATGTAAAATATTTAAATTCCGGAACTGATTCAGTAACTTCAGTATTTCTAGATGGAGAAAGTTTATTTGCAAATGATAATATAATATATGGAAATACTACAATTGCTGCAGGAACTCCATTTGCTTCTTTAATATCATTAAACGCAACTTCCGTAGGATCTGCAATATCTATTGATAATGGAGTATATTTTTTAAGAGGAGTACTTGCTAATGTTAGAAAACAAACTATAATATTAGATTATTATACAAATACTCCATCATACATAGTAGGATTACAAGTAAATGAGACTATAGTAGATGCAAAAGAAGATGAGTCTTTATATGATAATGCAAAAGGATTTACAAATTTTGCAGCACCTGGTGCAGATAGATTTAAAATAGAATTGCCACTAGTAAAAAAATTATTAGATGATACATCAGATTCTAATTTTGTAGAAATTTTTAGAGTCGTAAATGGAAAAGTAAAAATAATAGAAAATAAAAACGGTACTAGCAATACTTTAAGAGATTATCTTGCAGAAAGAACTTTTGATGAATCTGGACACTATTTAATAGATGATTTTAATATAAATTTAGTTGATTCTTTGAATAATAGGATTGATAGTGACGGTTTATACTTAGAAAATGAATTGACAGAACAAGGAAATGTTCCTTCTGATGATTTGATGTGTGTTCAAGTATCTCCCGGAAAAGCCTATGTTGCTGGATATGATGTAGAATTGCCATCTTCTTATACAATCGATATTGATAAACCAAGAAGTACTCAAACAGTAAACTCTCAAAAAATTCCATTTCAAATGGGAAATCTTTTAAGAGTTAATAATGTTGAGGGTGCTTTAAAAGAAAACGAAAAGATTAATCTAGTTTCAGAATTTAAAGCAGAATCTGGAATATCTACAATAGGACAAGCAAGAGTATATTCATTTAATTTAACAGATTCTGCATATTCCAATGAATCCACATCTTGGGATTTATATTTGTATGATGTTCAAACATATACAAATATAACTTTTAATAGATCTGTAACTGCTTCTGAAATTCCAACTTCTTCATACATACAAGGAAGAAGCAGTGGAGCAAGTGGATATATTGTTTCTTCAGGATCAACAACAAATTTAAATCTCAGTCAAACTTCAGGAACTTTTTCTCAAGGTGAGCAATTATCTGTCAATGGAGTAGATTTTCCACTAACAGTTTCAGATTCTGTGGTTTATGGAATTAAAGATATTAAATCCGTTTCGCAGTCAGGGGTTTCTGGATTTGCAAGTTTTTCTGCAAATTCAATTCTAGATACTAAAAATTTTTCCAATGGAATTAGTGAAGTTAATATAAGTTCTGGTACAGTTACAAGTCCAGGAAAATTATTTTCAGGTGTTAATATTGGAGATATTGTTCAAGTAATAGATGGTGGAAATTTAAAATATAATAAAATCGATACAATTTCTTCAAATTTATCTTCATTTACAATATCCGGAATAACCACTGTCACAGGAGTATTTGATGGTGGGTTAATAAGTAATGGGAATTATAATGCACAATTAAAAATTCCAGAATTAAAAAATAATGAAAATGCATTTCTTTATGCAAAACTTTTGGAAGATGATATTTCTTCAGTAAATCTCTCTAGTTCTGAATTAACAATATCACAACAAATAGCAGGAGAGAGTACAGATGTTAGTGGAACACTAACTTTCAACTTATCAAGTATATCTGGAATTGATAATGCATCTTTCGAACTTTTTGATCAAGAAAGGTATTCTGTACATTATGCCAATGGAGGAATTGGCACTATAACTTCAGATAGATTTTCAGTAGACCTTAATACTAATACAGTAACAATTATAGGATTGTCTACTAATCAGTCTAATGTTGTCGTAAATACAACTCTTAATAAAAATAATATTCAAAGTAAAATTAAAGAATATCAAAAAAGTGCTGTTAAGATTGTAAATCTTTCAAGATTAGTAAGATCTGGAGCAGCAACTAGTGATTCTATAAATGATGGTCTTGTATACAGTCCATATTATGGTCTTAGAGTTCAAGACGATGAAATTTCTTTAGATGTCCCCGATGTATCTGAAGTGATAGCAGTTTATGAGTCAACAAATACATTAGATCCAGTATTGGATAAGATTGAATTTTCTTCAATCTCAAATGTAGATTCTAATGCAATAATTGGTGAAAAAATTATTGGATCTGATAGTGGGGCAGTTGCTAGAGTAGTTTTAAATTCTTCTTCTACACCTTCTGTTCCGGTAAATAATATTGGAATAGTTTACTTGAATGAGGAAACTTTTTCTTTAGATGAAGAGGTTACTTTTTCCGATTCAAATATTGTTTCCAATATAAAAAGAATTACTACCGGAAGTTATAAGAATATAACTAATGCATTTTCACTAGATAAAGGTCAAAAAAGTCAATATTATGATTACTCAAGAATACTTAGAACTAATAGATCTGTACCAGAAAGAAAACTTCTGATTGTTTATGATTATTATAAAGTTCCTTCTTCAGATAATGGCGATGTATTTACTGTATTAAGTTATGATTCTGACAGATTTTCTGATGATGTCCCTACGATAGGTACACAAAATGACAGAGCATCAGATGTTCTTGATTTTAGACCTAGAGTACAAAATTTTGATGTAAGTACTGCAACATCTTCCCCTTTTGCTTTTGAATCTAGAGTATTTAACTCCAATTCAATTAAATATAATTTAAAACCAGAAGAATCATCTACAATTGGATATAGTTTTTATCTACCAAGAATTGATAAAGTATATCTTGATAAATTTGGAAATTTAATTGTAGATAAAGGTATTCCTTCAAAAGATCCGATTGCACCTCTTAATGGTGATGAAACTTTGATGGATCTAGCTGAAATAACACTTCCATCTTATTTGTATAATATTGAAGATGCTAATATTTC